AACGCAACACATCGATAGACTCTGTATTAAAGCCGTTGAGAGATAAGCCGTATCAGGCTTATCTCTCTAACGCTGTGCAAGTGGCTGATGTGTTGGAATGGATTCTTGAACAGGTGGGAGAAGCCGAAGTGTGGCAAACTTCTTTCTCCATTTCGGAAGAGTTTCTGCGTCGCCTTTTCTTTATCGAAAAGTCAGGGCGTGTAAAGGCGTTCCACCTTGTTCTTGACCATAAGGCGACAAACAAGACGCTGAAGCTGTGGGCGTTCATTTCGCAAGTTATCGAGCGGACATACCTCGCTGACAATCACAGCAAGATTTTACTGGTAAAATCTACAGCCGGCGATACGGTTTGCGTCGTGACATCGCAAAACCTGACACGAGGAAATCGCTCTGAATCTGCTTTCATCACTACGGATAAGGAAATATTCGCTACGCTTCACAGCCAGGTCGATGACCTTATTTCCAATCACTCCGTGCCACTGAACGACCTTTTTTCGCAACGCATAAACTCTGATTGATATGAACTACACTCCCGAACAACTTGACCAAATAGAGAAATTCGCTTCCATATACCTTAAAATATCGGATATGGCAGTCATTCTTGATATTGCCCCTGAACAGCTTCGCTGGGACATATCGCAGAAAGATACCGAAGTTTCAAGACGCTATTATCGTGGTAAAGCAGCTTCTAAAGTGAAGTTGCTACACCAAGAAATGCTACTTGCCCAAGTTGGTTCTCCTCTTGCGATTGAAAACACTCACAAGAATCTACTCGACATGGAAGATGACGAGTAACAAACTACTAACACTGCAATACTATGGCTTATCCTAACGCACTTGAACTTTGTCGCTCCGACCTCTTTACGAAAGAGGACGAGTTGCGTCAAGCATATCCGCAATTACTTGTGGATAAGGTGCTTCGTGTGCGTGATATGTATAACTGGTGCATTGCCAATCCTGATGCTAAGGATAGGCAGTTCGTGGAACAGGAACTAAGCCGTTACGACATTTCAAAGGTCGTGGCTTATTCCGACCTCGCCATTGTCAAGACTCTGCTCCCTACACTTGCCACTGCAAGCAGGGATTTTCATCGTTGGCGTTACAATGAAATGATTCTTGAGACATACCAAATGGCGAAGAAGCGTAAGGACACCAAGACTATGGAGAAAGCAGCTTCGTCGTATGCGAAGTATAATCGCATTGACCTTGAAGATGAACAAGCAGTGCCTTACGAAATGATTGTGGTTCAGCCGTTCACTGCTACCTCTGACCCTACGGTGCTCGGTATCAAGCCTATCCCGAACATCAACGATAAGATTAAGGCTATGCTTAATAAGTATCGCGCTGAAACTATCGACATCGAGGACATCACTTTTGAAGAAGCTGACCTCGAAGAAGAATCTTTATTCCCACCCAATAATAAGGAAGACGATAATGAGCAAGAATGATAAATCCGTTTACTTCAACACGCCACAGCGATTGACGCAATTAATCGGGGCGAACACTACCGTGATTGTCGCCGGTCGCCGTACTGGTAAGACGGACTCCATTGCGTCGCCTTTCGTGCTTCGTAATATGCAGAGAATGCCCGGCTCTACGGGTGGTATCGTCGTGCCTACTTTCAAGCATGGCTTGACTAATACGCTCCCAGGCCTCTTCGCTGCTTGGAAGCGTTGGGGATTTATCAATGGCATTCATTATGTCGTCGGTCGTCGCCCACCCAAGTCGTTCGCTAAGCCTATCATCGAGCCGTCGGACTATGAGCATGTCATATCCTTTTACAATGGCTCGTGTGCAATTATCATTTCACAAGATAGACCGGGCTCGTCTAACTCGCTGACGCTCTCTTGGATTCTTGTCGATGAAGCGAAGTTCGTGGATTATGAACGGCTTAAAGATGAAACGCTTCCTGCTAATGGTGGTATCAAAAGCTATTTCGGTCATCACTCGTGCAACCACTCGATGATGATTCTTTCGGATATGCCTCAGACTCAAAAAGGCTCGTGGTTCTTGCACTATGAGGACAAAATGGATAAGGAACTTATCGCCACCATTGAGGGTACTGTATATGAGATATGGCGAACTAAGGAGCGTATTCGCGCCCTTAACGCTAAAGGCGTGGCTGTTCCCCCTTATCTCAAATCGTACCTTCGTCGCCTCGATACAAACCTGAATAAAATGCGTTCAGTCGCTGTTTACTACAAGGAGTATTCTTCGATTGAAAATCTTCAACTCCTTGGCGAAAACTACATAAAGCAGATGAAACGCGACCTCACTCCGAAGACTTTCCAAACCTCTATCCTGTGTCAGAGGATCGGAATTGCCAAAGACGGATTTTATTCATCAATGAAAGAAAGTCATAAATACAATGCCTCGGATTTCGCTTACCTCGATTCGCTCGGCTATGACTTTAATCCCAACTTGCTTGACTGCCGTGCTGACGCTGATGTCAATCCTCATGCTCCAATCTGCATTGGTATGGACTACAATGCCAATATCAACTGGATTGTTGCCGGTCAGCCTAATGGCCGACGATTGAACATCATAAAGTCGTTTTATGTCAAATTCGAGCGTAAAATTCCTGCGCTTATTGAGGAGTTTTGTCGTTACTATGCCAATCATCAAAATAAGACGGTGGTCTATTATTACGACACTACCGCACTCGGTGCAAACTATGCCGTAAACGAGCAAGATTTCCACTGGGTAGTGTGCCACGAATTTGAGCGTCACGGCTGGCAAGTGGAAGATGTGTATCTCGGCAATCCTATGCGACACGATGAAAAATACCTCTTGATAAATCAAGGGTTTGCAGGCAAACAACGCCTAATGCCATTCTTCAACCGACAGAATAATGATGACCTTATTCTTGCTGTTCAGTCTGCCGGCGTTACTCGTGGTCGCAATGGCTTTCGTAAGGACAAAGGTGGCGAGAAGTTAGCCGAAACGGAAGAAGACTTGCTTCAACATCGCACCGACGGAACAGACGCATTCGATACGCTTTACATCGGGTGCGAGAAATTTCCCACATCGTGAGATTATGCCCTACACTTCAAGTGGGGTGTTGTAATTGTTTTTTAAGTCGGGTGTGCAAAGTTTATGCACACCTCTCTTTGTACCTTTGCGTAAACTAAATTCAAGAACTATGACACACCGATATTACGCAAATCTTACCATTGCTATTGATACTATTTCTCTTAATCAATACCAAACCTTAAAGTCTATCCTCTTCAACTCGTTCAGTGCTTTGGCATTTTCCAAAATACCGAACCAATGGGTGTTTGCTGTGGAAGCATCTTCAAGGGAATCTGCTAAAGAGAAAATTACTAAAACCATTGCTCAAATTATAGCCACACTTGACATTCCGGAACTTATGTTTACGCTCTTCGTATCTGCCGAAATTGTCGGCATAGGTACTATGCGTAACAAGCGTATCTTCTCGGCGAAATAAAATGAGGATGTCTTGGTGTATATTAAGTGTATAAAATGCACTTGCAAGATTATATATATCAGATACTTATTTATAACTGCTTTGCAAAATATGTTATTTAGCATGTTGTGCATTTTTCCTTTTGATTATTTTACGTTGTATTTATATTTTTTGTAATTTTGCTATGCCCAACGCCGATACCTCGTCTTTGGGGCGTGGTGAAGGGTGGGATATATATTGGAAAAGGCGTTTACTTAACGCTTTGATTTTGACGTACTAGAATCTCGCAAATTCAAAATACTATAAGTCAAAAACAAAGCAACAGTGAATGTCCCCTTTGGGATATGACCATATCTCGTACATAAAAACATTGACGATTTTCGTTAGTGTTAATTGTGTATATTGATAATCATATTCGGCGTGGGGCTTCGCGTTGCTCGTTTCGACTTATAGGGCAATGCGAGAGCCGTAGTACGTGGAATGAGCAAAGGTAGTAGCTCCCACGTCTTTTTTTGTATATACTATGTTAGAATAAATGAGATGCTATGTTGGGAGTGATAGCATATACCAAAACAATTATATGCAAAAAATTGAGTTTCCTATTGTTGAAATTGACAATCACACATTTCAAATAAAGGCTAGTTTAGGTATTTACAACAAGGAAGCCGTTGTCGCTACGTGCTATAAATACTCTGGAAAGTATTTTGTTCATCAAGAACTTAATAATGATTTTATTGTAATCACATTGCAGTCTAAAGATGAACAGTTAGTATCAGAAGAAACAGCCAAGCAATTCTGCAACGAACTTATTGATCAGCAAATAAGATATAATACTAATTTGCAATTTGGTCATATTAGAGATTTAATTGTTGAAGAAGCCTTTAAACCTGTAAATACTAAATAATATGGCTTATCAACTTCTCCCTTTCCGTTTTGAAAGGTTTAACGATAATGAATATCTTCTGACAAATGAAGTCGGAGAATATATATTTTTGCAAAACGAGGACTTTTATCGTTTTGTAAACGGAGAATTAGATGAAAAAAGCGATTTGTTTTTTGATATAGCGTCTAAACAAATTGCAACTACTGACAAGGTTGAAGATGTCGTACCTATGTTAGCTACGAAATTTCGC